ACATGCCGGAATTCGATTGGGGACGGCAGTCCATCGCCTCAGACCCGGGGGGTGTCTTCCGTTTTGCAGGCCCTGACGGGGACCGGCGCGGGGAGCACCGCGCAAGAGATCCCCGAAATAACTTTTTCCAAAGAGACCGAAAACGCATGAGCATCGTCCCGCTTCCGCTGGCGAAAGCCCACTTGAACCTCGACGGAAACGACGATGACGAGTTGCTTTCGCTCTATCTCGACGCCGCCGAGGCGTGGCTCGGCAACTACATCGGCAAACCGATTGCCGACATCGATCCGGTTCCGGGCGACCTGAAGTTGGCCGTCCTGAAGCTCGCCAGCTTCTATTATGAGCAGCGCGAGGCCGTCTCGTTCGGCACCGCCATGCAGATCGCGCCCTTCGGCGTGACGAGCATCGCCGATAGCTACCGTGAAAGGTGGTTCGGCAATGTCGAGTAAGTTCGATAACGGCCTGGACAGCACCCTTGCCGCGATGGATCGCGTGAAGCGTGCGCCGCGCGAAATGATCACGAAGGCGCTTCTCACCACGGCCAACGAAGTTGCAAGCGCCCAGCGCCACCTCGCCGAGTCGTCCCGCGATACCGGCGCGCTGATCGACAGCATCACCGTTACAGCGCCCGGCCACAGCACACCCGCTTACTCGCAACCGGGCGGCTCTCGCGTGGCAGGCGAAACCGAAGTGATCATCACGGCCGGCAACGCTGATGTTCGCTATGCGCACCTTGTCGAATACGGCACCGCCAAGACCGAGGCGAAGCCGTTCTTTAGGCTCGCCCTCCGCCTTCTCCGACGCCGCGCCGAAAACCGGATCAACCGAGCGGCGCGGAAGGCCGTCAAAGACGCATGGAATGCCAAATGATTGAACCGACGCTCGCCCTTCAAACGGCCATTCGCAACAGGCTCGCCGGCTCGCCGAATATCGCCGCGCTTGTAGACCCTGAGAACATCCGCGCCGGTAGCTCGCGCCCGGACGACACGCCCTGCATCATAATGTCGAATGCCAGCACATCCTTGCACGGGCACGATTATAGAGCTCAGCGTTGTGCTTGGGCGTCCTTCGATCTTCACATTTGGGCCATGGATCGCGAGGCCGAGGTGAACGGCGAAGACATCGTGAAGGAGATCGCGTTCGCCATCACTCAGGCTTTGGACAAGCATAGCCTGCAGATCGATGGCGGCTACGTCGATCATTGCCGCGTCACGCACTCTGCCTTCCCGCGCGACCCGCAACCTACCTTCGGCCACGGCATCCTCTCCGTCGAAGCCCTGATCCGGTGGATTGTCTAGTGCAGGCCGGGAAGCTGGATCGCAGCATCAGCATCGAGCGGAAGGCCCAGACCGTTAAGCCGTCCGGTTCGGTTGTCTCCGCCTGGACGAATGTCGCCACCGTGCGCGCCGAGATCGTGCAGCAGTCGGCGACCGAATTCCTGACCGGCTACGGCGAAGCCGAGGCCGGCAGTATCATCTTCCGCATCCGCTACCTCGCAGGCATCACCACCGCCGACCGCGTGACCTATGCCGGCCTCGCCTATGACCTGAAGGAGATCAAGGAAATCGGCAGGCGGCGCGGCCTCGAGCTTCGGGCGGTTGCCACGTCGTGACCCATCTTCGCGGCATCAAGCCCGCCCTCTCACCGGATCGCGACCCGATCACCAAGGCACCATCGGCGCCAAGGCACCTTAGCGACTACGCCAAGGAAGAATGGCGTCGGATCATGCCGCGCCTGATCGCCGACCGGATCATCACGAGGGCCGACCTCGGCGGTATCGAGGATCTTTGCATCGCGCGCGGCTATGTCCGTGAGATCGAAGACACCCGCCGTAAGACCGGAAGCGCACCCGATAAGGTGATGTTCGGAATGCTCAATCGCGCCATGCAGACGGCCCGCCAGCTTGCCACTGAATACGGCCTGTCGCCGACCTCGCGCGCGCGTGTCGGCAGTGGCGCGGCTGATGACGATGACGAAGACAATCCGCTGATGATCGGCAGGAACCGCGCCCATGTCTAGGAGCGCATTTCCGCATTGGATCTATGACAGCTCGCCGATCCCCGACCCTCTCGGCTACGGGCAAGAGGCCGTCGATTTCCTTCGAGCGCTGAAACATCCGGCTAGCACGGCACCGAAGAACGCCTTCCAGCTTTTCGACCCTTTCGAGCGGATGACGCGCGCCATCTATGGGCCGCGAGATGAAAATGGCCGCCGGATCGTCAAGACGGCCTTCCTGATGGAAGGCCGCGGCAACCGCAAAACCAGCCATGCCGCAGCGTGGTCCCTTCTCCATCTACTCGGCCCTGAAACCGTCCCGGCTGGACAGGTGATCTTTGCCGCCTGTGACCGTGAACAGGCTTCGATCGGCTTCAAGGAAGCCGCTGGCATTGTGCGGATGGACAAACGCCTGATGGCCGCGACAAAGATCAATGAGGGCTTCAACGCTGCCAAGCAGATTCTGAACTTGAACAACGGCGCGACCCTCAAGGCGGTATCCAGCGACGGGAAGGGCCAGCACGGCACCACGCCCAGCTTTGTGCTTGTTGATGAAATCCACGCTTGGAAGGGCCGCGACCTTTGGGAAGCGATCGACTCCGGCATGGTCAAAGCCGATGACCCGCTAATGATCATTTGCACCACGGCGGGGCGCGGACAGGACAACATCGGCTTCGAGCTATACGATTACGCCTACAAGGTCGCGACCGGCGAAGTTGACGACCCTTCCTTTTTGCCGATCCTGTTTCAGGCGGAGCCCGGCGACGATTGGCGCGAGGAGTCCGCGTGGCTTAAAGCCAATCCCGGCTTGCCCTACGGCTTCCCGAATATCGAGGGATTGCGGAAGGCAGCGCGCACGGCAGAGAACAGCCCGCCCGCCCGTTACCAGTTTCAGCAATTCAATCTGAATATCTGGCAGGCGGCCTCTCGCGATCCGTTGTTTGACATGACCGTCTATGACGCCGGCCACGACAAGCAGTTTCACAATGAAGGCCTGACCGACCTTGAAGCCTTGCCGTGCTGGCTCGGCGTCGATCTCTCCCGTTCCGGCGACCTGACGGCGATTGTTGGCGCATGGCGTCATCAGGATGGCCGGATTTCTATTCACCCATGGTTCTATCTCCCGTCCGAAGGCTTGGAAGAGAAGGCGCGCGTTGAAAACGTGCCTTATCTCCGCTGGCGCGACGAGGGGCTTTTGAACGTTCTCGACGGCCCGGAAATCGACGGCGAGGTGACGAAGGCCCATGTGATCGAGCCCGACGTGATCGCCGACAAGATCATCGACCTTTGCGGCACCTACAGCGTGCAGGAAGTCATTTTTGACCCCTCGCTTGCCGGCCCGATCATGGCGAAGTTGATGGATCACGGCGTCAACGTGATCCAGCTTCCGCAGACCGCGAAGCACATGCACGGCCCGATCTGCGACCTTGAGCGCACCGTGAACGGCCGCAAGATCCGGCACGGCGCGCACCCGATCCTTCGCAACCATTTTGAGAGCGTCGTGGTGAAGCGGGCCACCAGTGCCAGCGAATTGACGACGATGCACAAGGGCACCCGGCACAGCAACCATATCGACGGCGCTATTGCGTCCGCGCTCGCCGTGTTTCGCGCCGTCGCGAACGACAACGCCAAATCGATTTTTGACAGAGACCCCGATGAACACGCCGCCGACATGGATCGTTGGTGGAATGAAGCCGCATAGGAATTTGAACGATGGATGACGGCCAGCGCCTTCTGATCAGTTTTGAAGCCCGCCTGACGAAGTATGAGCGCGACCTGGAGCGTGCGAAGGGAAAGACCCGCACCAACTTCCGGACGATGGAAAAGCAGGCCGAAGACACCGCCAAGCGCATGGATAGCGTCATGGGCGGCGCGCTCAAGTCCTTCGGCAAGGGCCTGATCGGCGGCATCGTCGGCGGGCTCGCTATCGGCGGGCTCGACCAGATCATTTCGCGCGTCGGCGATCTCGCGAAGAACGTTGCCAGCATCGGCAACGAGGCGAAGCGCGCCGGCCTCTCAACAAGGGCATTTCAGGAACTCGGCTACGTCGCCGAACAGAACCGGATCGAGGTTGATGCTCTTGTTGACGGCATGAAGGAGTTGAACCTTCGCGCCGACGAATTCGTGATCACCGGCAAGGGCAGCGCCGCCGAGGCGTTCCAGCGGCTCGGCTACTCCGCGCAGGATCTTAAGCGCAAGCTCGCCGATCCTTCCGCCTTGCTGGTCGAAATCATCGGCCGGCTGGAACACCTCGACAAGGCCGCCCAGATCCGCATCGCTGATGAGATCTTCGGCGGCACGGGCGGCGAGCGCTTCGTGGAATTGATCGACCGGGGAGCCGATGGCCTCCGCGCCACCATCAAGGAAGCGAACGACCTCGGCATCATCCTTGATGACGACGTGATCAAGCGCGCCGATGAGATCGACCGGAAGTTTACGAAGATCGCGCGCACCGTCTCAACCGAAATGAAGGCCGCCGTGATCGACGTCGTCGGCGCGATGGATGATTGGCTTGACCGCTTCAACAAGCTGGAAGAGCAGACCGACCGCAACATTCAGAAACAGCTTGTCGCGACCTATGAGCGGATCGAGGCCGCCAAGTCGTCT